GTACGTATACGTGCGCTTCGTACCGCCGTTGTCAAAGAACTCAACACGATTCTTGTCAGCAGCAGCCACGTTGTCGATAAACACACCCTGGGCACAAACCAATGTATCGCCGACAAAAGACATCAACTCACTCTGAATCTTGCCGATCTTGGAGCCGGCGTCACCACCAGTGTTGATGCTAGTTCCTTGGCGCAGCAGGTACTGCACCTTGGCGTAGATCTGCTCAAGCGTCGCATTGTTTCCATTCACCACAACAGAGAACAGGAAGTTGTCACTGACATTGTTCAGATCCTTTTGAACCGGGGTGCTGTAATACGCAACTGTGATACCCGAGTACGGTGCACCGGCCATGGCCGCGTCACCAGCAGTCTTGTCGGAGCCAAGCAGGGTGGTGATTTTCAGGTCATCTTCGTTTGACACGAGGAACGACTGCTTGAACGGCCCGGTTCCAGAAGAACCTGTGTCGGCCAGCACGGATGACTTGAATTTCTTACCATACTCTCGAACAAAACACTTAGCATAAGTGCGCTTATCCAAAGACACATTATCCTTAACCTTCACGCCAATATTGAACTGATCCGTGAAAGGGAAATCTGTCGGACTATCGGCCGCAGCCAGGTGGTAATACGGTTGAACGGTTGTTGCAGGTGTGATCGTGCCGAGACCAACAAAGCCGCAATACTGAGCCGTTTCTACACCAGCAGCGTTGTACTCAGACCAGCCTGCGTCACGAATCATGTTTCGCGTTGTGTCGTCGTACCACGCCCACCCGTTTGGCGATGAGCCATCCGTGCCGATCTGGTACTGACCGCTAAGGTTGTCGACACCGTAAAGCGGGAACGGGGAGTCTTGGTATGTTGGTGTGGCCCACAAATCCACACACTTTGAATAAATTGCCTGCATGGTCACACCGTCTTTAGCAACGAGATTGCCGGCAGCGACAAGGCGAATGGTCTTAGCTGGCTCATCGATTACGATCTCTGTACCGACGTTAAGCTGGGATTTGCTGGTAAGTTTTGCCATAGTTAGACTCCTTCAAGTCTGTTGCCCTTACGGGTATTTATAAAATGTGGAACCACCCGAAGGTTGTGTTCAACATGAAGTCCACACACAGTTTCACCTCGAAGCGGAACGATATGATCTACGTGATGCTGATGCCCCGTCACCTCGCTCAAATACCTGGCGTTAGCGTAATGCCTCGCAATCTTCACGGCGTCTGCCCATGCCGGTGTCGCATTCAGCTTCAATGCGTTCCTGCGTTGAACCTTCGCAGCCTGCTTTTCAGGATACCGCTGACGAGTTGCTTTTGCGTGAGCTTTAACCTTTTCAGATTTTTTGCCTGCCAGCGAGCTGTTCGCGCAACAGCTTCTCGACGTATCTCTTTTGCTCGCTCGGCATACGCCGGGTCGTTCTTCAGGCGAGCCCTGTACGCTTTACTGGCAGCAGATCGACGAGCCTTGACATCAGGGTCGTTCTTAGCCAGATACCGCCTGTTTCTTTCACGATGCAATTCCAGTTTTCTTTCAATGTCTGATGTCATGCCTGATAATTCCTATCGATGGTTAGGCTTACCGGAATGGAAGAATCTGTTGAACCAAGTGTCAGGTTGCGAATGTAATATGGGACGTACCCAGGTTTGATGAAGCCCACATCTACGGTCGGGGTGCCCGAGTACCCCCACCCATACGATGTCGAGCCGTGCGCATCAATCTGCTGAAGGATCGTCGATGTGCCAGATGTCAGGATCACGATGTCGCAACCAGTCGGCATGCCCGTGAAGGTAACCGTAGCGCCCGAGATGATATTGACCGTCGCGCCGGCAGTTTTGTAAGACGGCGACCCTGAAGCGTAGATGTTCAGCGTGCCGCTTGTGTAGAGCACGTTGATCGCCTCATCGCCCGTGCTTGTGCCACCAGCTTGATAAGCAGCGTAGCCTGTGAAGGTCACATTGCTCAGTGTGATGGTTGCCGGAGAACTTGGAACAGCGCCAGCGGAACCAATCTGCATGCCATGAGAGGTGCCGGTAGTTTTTGCAAAAGACGTATCGCTGATCTTCGCAGCGTTTGTCGGCGTGTCCACAATCGCCGTCGAGTTGGAGAATGACGAGTTTGTTATCGTCGCACCATTTGTATAGACCGTCGAACAGTTCGCGAACGTCACCTGATCTGCTGGAACAACCGACCGCAACACACACGCACCCGCACCATTCACCACAACACCAACCAGATTATAGTTTGCTGTTGCAGAAGAACCCGCAACGAAGTTCCACACAAACTTGCTCGTCGATGTAAAAGAAGAACCACCAAGGTCGATTGTGTCACCGTCACCTGGATAGAAGATGAACCCGACAGAGTTATCACTGCCGTTGTAGTTCACGGTCTTTTTGGCAACATTTTTCTTTGACGGAAACTCGACAGCCCCACCTGAAATCTTCAGGTTGACGGGGTTTGTGCCTCCATCACCAAACATAATCGTCTGCAAGCACAGCATCTGGTTTGAACCCTGAAGCTGGGAGGATAAGCGCTCTTTAGCTGTTGCAGCGACGTTCACAATGTCCGGAATCGTGATCGGCTCAGAGGCCGTGCCGCCAGCCATAACGAGAGTGTCCATGGCCCACATCGGACCAAGGCAGGCCTGGTTTGTGAGCGTGCCAACACCACCTGTCCACCAGCCGTATTTCCTGACGTCAGCGGTGTCTATTGTAGAATTGGAAGCGATTGTGTCTGTGTTGGCGGCATTGACAACGAACGGCTGAATCGCACCAGCAACGATCGGCACGTCCGAACCATGAACCTGCCACACTTTATAGTTTGCAGCCGCCGTACCGCCGGACTTCATACCGAACCACACACCGCGACCAGTTGATAAGGCTGTGAGTCGCTGGTTATTTGCAGGGGTTGTGTGTCGGAAGTGACCAAGAATATTCCGCGTGCCGATGCCGTATCGACCGACACCCATCGTCAGTTCCGCAGCACTCACAGCGTTGGCAGTGGCGGCATTGGTAAGACCCATGAATGAGTGATACGAGTTAACACCAATATCGACCACGGCGGCAACAGTTCCGGTGGCGTTGGACGTCTTCCCGTTAAGCGACGTTCCGAACGATGTCGTCGCTGCTGCGAGTTGAGTGCAGCCATCCCAAGCTGCCGTGCCACCGTTTGGATTCAAATAAATAGAAGCGTCGGACACGCAATACGGAGGTATCACCTGTGCACCGCCAGCGGGAGGACGAATGGTCATCACCGATTTGACGCCCACACCTGTCACGTTGGAACAAGCGTAAATGTTTGCGGCCGACACACCCTGTACTTTTTGGAACACCCATCCAAGCCCAAGCCCTTCAGCCGCACCGTCAATCACGACGAGCTCATGCGCAGCATTCTCGACAAAATGCACACCGCCGCCCGTGGCGGTTGTTCCGAGAAAGTGTAGCAGTAAGCAGTTGTGCTCAGGTGTGGTTACCGTCGGCATCGCAAACCGCGTCGATGCCGCCTGCGCTGATGTTGAATGAGCAGGTGCGCCCGCGCCTGCCGTGTATCCAGCAAAAGCGTCACGAACAGAGACTACACACGCTGTCAGCGTGTCAGCTGTCGATGTGTGGGCGATAGTAATGTCGGCGTCAGCCGAAGATGCGGCGTAGCGCCAGAATGCGACAACCGATGTCGATGTGCCATTTGCCTGTGTGAACCAGTGATTCCAGCCACTAATTGTCGTCGTCCACACCGCCGCGCCGGCATCGTATATGGCAAACGCAAGCATGAGATCGCCGGTCTGATGCGCAGGCATCGGGCAGACGATACTCGTACCCGTTGCCGAGTTATATACAGAGATTGAGTCGCGGATTGCCGGCATTATGCTTGAACAAATTTAACCCACAGACGATACGCGCCGCCGTCTTTGAACAGACGAAAGTCTCCAGTGGTCATACCGGGCTCAATGCCATAAACAGGCTCAATCAGCGAATCGACGGCAGCCATTCCTTGCCCTGCCGCATCAATGAACGCAGCCTCACCACCAGCGTCAGACAGCAGTGATTCAATGTCATGGTCGATCTCAACCCAACCTTCAGGAACAATCATCAGAAATTCGCTCATGCTGCCACCTTGATTTCAATACCTGCTGCAACCATCTCAGACAAAGTGGCGTCGCCCTTCACTGACAAATGCACGCGAGTCAAAAGCGTGTCATTAACCACCTTAACCCCAACCACGTTGTCGACACGCTTTCCATTCCAAAACACAGAAGGTTTCTTCGTGTGCGCATCAGTAATCACAAGACTTCCACCAGCAATTTCCATCGCAACCCCCGTGTCAAACAATCTCATTCATATGCGGGCCGAGCCCGACAACACCCTCTCTAGGAAGGTAAACACTAAACACGCCGCCAATCACACCAACGTCTTTCTTGAAATCAACAATGCTGATCACATCACCTGACTCAGCATCGTAAATCACGGCAGCGCGTGTCTTTACAGTGACATCAAAGAGGTCATAGGTTGTGTCGAACGCAAGCATGGCCCCGCCATCCTCCTGCTCAACAACCTTCCAGCCTGTGAGCGTCACACCGCCAGCCGCATATCCGTCACCCTCGCACTCCCCAACCGAAGTGTACGCGTCTATGTCAGGTACGCTTTTATAAAGAGCGACCTTGTACACACCACTCTTCGGATACGCCCGTGCCAACGTCCTGGCGTAAAACCCCTTGGGCAGGTCAGCCATTTGCAACACGCTCCACGATCAGGTTACCGTCATCATCTCGCTTCATTCGCAACACAGATGCCGTCTGCTGCGTGTTGTCGATATTCATCGTGATGTTGGGTGTCACCAGCATCGGCGCGACTGGCTCCGACGCCTGCATCTCGACCTCACCCTCTGCCTTCTTGTTCTGACCACGCCCCGTTGCCGGGGCGTCCGACTTCAGGTTCTTGTTGAGCGTGCTGCCGTCATTCGATGAGCCACCATATAAATTGGCTTGATCCTGTGGTGCTGCGCCCTTGTGGAACATCGTACCTGAAAGTGGTTTGAACCCCGGTGGCGGTAATTTGCCCGTCAATGCCAGGCTGGCTTCCTCGTCCGTTATCAGGCCGAGGCTCAACTGTTCCAGGACCATCATCTGCTTCGTCTGTTTGAACGCCAGGAGCTCGTTGTCCGGCCGCAGATCGATCGGGTCATACTGGAAGTCCACATACACGTCCATGCCCATGATGCGCAAAGCCAGGGTGAACATGCGGGAATAAAACTGGTTCAACTTCTGGCGCACGGCCCCGTCCGCAGACTTCATGAACAGCATCGTCTCTGCAGAAGCGATGTTGGAGCTACCAGACTGGAAGCCGAGGATCGTGCCCATCACCTTCGCACCGGTGGACAAGCGGGAATTACCGATTTCCTGCAACACACTGTACTCGGAAGCCAGGCCGGAGTTGCTCGGGTTGTCGACCGTGAAACCGATCGAGTCCAGGAATACGAGTGCGTCCTCCGGTGCCAGACCATTGACCTTGCTCTCGATCTCCGAGATCACAGCATTGAGTTCTTCGGCAGCCTTGTTGGGGTCAGCCTGCGCCTCCGCTGATAAACCCCACTTCCTGAACTTCTCTTCATCAATGCTGATGAGTTGGCGCGGGTGAATGACACGCTTGATGATCCGGTGGATGTCCCGGGCGAAGTCTTCCTTAAATATCACCGGCTTGAGCGCTGACTCAATCGGAGACCATGCGTAAGGGTCGAGCAAGTCCTGATCAAGGCTCAGGTACTGGAAACACGGCGTATCCAGGTCGATCTCGTCACCACCCACGTCCTGCACCGGCCGCATCCCACGAGACTGACCCTTCAGGTCCGGATAAAACTTGATGGTTGTCACGCTGATCGGCTGAATGTAGCGCGGCTGCAATGACTTATCCAGGACGAGCTCACCAGACATAGCACCATACATCATGAGCTCGCGAGCCAGAGATTCAGACAGCGACTTCATGCTCATGATCGAGCTGAAGCCGTCGTCGTAGGCCGTCAGTGTGTCCATGCGGGCAATCACCTGCTGCAACACTTTCGTCGCCTCGACATCGAACGTGCCATCCTGCGCACTCACAGCCTTGGCCACAAACGTGCTTGGAATACCAACACGCAAGTAGGCCCAAATTGCAGCTGACAGGTCCGGAGATCCCGCAACAAAATCCCGAATAACCCTGCGCGTGTTGTTACCGGAGCGATAGTCAAGCGTGTCGCTGCTCGCCAGGCGACGATCCGATTCAGGCAGCTTGGTGTCAGCCGGCTTTGTCGACTTCAGGAACGATGGATATGCCTTGGCACCCTTCTTAACCTTCGGCGGTTCTAAGGGTGACAGCGCTGCTGCGAAGAGTGATTTGACACGTTCAAACATGGTACGGCCTTGGACGTTTTTATCGAAAGTACCATAGGCTGCATCTATGGTCAATCGAGTTTCGATAGTTTTTACATTATCGAATGTGTGTAGTTTGCAAGCTAGTCACTCATCTCGATTGTGTCTTAAAGCTACCGACCATGGGTAATCTCACGCTACACCCTGAAGCTACGCCAATCATGCGACTCGCGACAACGGCGTAGAGCAGGCTGTGGTGCAGGTGGTCATTCCCCGTGGTCTTGGTCCACACAAAGACGAGCTCATCCTGCACGAACTCCCTAACCCTCTTCATGTCCGTCAGGTGATCCTTCCACGTCTCGTCATGGGTACACGACACCTTCACGATCGCTGCTGAGCGCAGCAGGCCCATGATGAGGTCGAACACCCTATCCCTGGCGATATTGACCTGCTGCAGCGCCTCCTTACCCTCTTCCCTGTCCGCCTCCACGTCCTTGACCTTGAACAGGTCCGTGCTCTTGCTTCGCACATAGACGCCGGCGAACACATTCTGTGACTCCTGCTGCATGCGATACACCGTCTCGGTGTATGGCCCGTGATCGACCACCGTCATGCGAACTCGGTACTCCGCGGCCAACTCCTTCCTCCGCTGCACGACATTGAACAGCGGGATCGGCTCAACCTTGACGATGATCAACGTACCATCGGGCAGCACGTCTGCAATCGTGCACCAGCAGACCATGCCCATGTCCAAGCCCATCACCCTACTGAACCCCGCCGGCGGGTTGCTGATGATCAACTTGTCCAACTCCTCCTTGTCCAACGACGCCTCTTTATCCTCCAAGGGGACGCCTAGGCGCTGGTTGTTAAAATCCTGTTTTCTTGCGTAGTCGACCGAGGCCTTGACCAAGGCTGACGGCTTGATAATCGTCGGGCAGTCGAACGGGCTGATTCGATACCCTGCCGTCAGGAATGCGTCATCCGGGTTCTCAATCACCCACTCCCGGTGTTGTGGCAATAAGCTGACCTCCACGCCACACCGCGGGCACGCCACGTAGGCCTGGTGCCACAGAAACTTCGGGTTGGCAAAGTGCGCCCTTGTGACCGTGTCCAGGTTGTCGTCAAACCCCGGCACTTTCACATGCTCGTAGTAGGTTGGGTAGAACCACTCATTACATCTCGCACACTTGCACATGTTCAGGTGTCGCCGCGACTGCTTGTACGCCAAGTCAATCCCAAAGCCCGGGATTGTCGGGGTCGACAACTTCACGCTCAAGGCATAGCTCGAGTGAATCAGGCGTGACTCGTACAGCGTGATTACGTCCTGATTTGAGTTGTCGACCTCGTCGACAATCAACATGTCTGCCGGAATGGAAATAGCCTGCCTATCCACCTGGGCCCCACGCACATACACGTAGGAATCACCAAATCGCTTCACGCTGGCGTTATCCACCTCCTTCGACACAATCTCGCTCAGGTACGGTGACGAGTCCACGACAGGATCAACCCGCGTCTTCATGAAGTTCTGCGCCGCCGTCGCTGATGGCAGGGTGTAGATCGTACTGAACCCGTTGACCAGGGCTGCCCGAGCCAAGGCCATGCGAGCGCTCATCTCCGAGATCCCAATCTGCGCTGACTTCAGGATCACGATGTTCTGTGACCGATCCTCAAGGATCCTGCGTTGATACTCGTGGCCCAGGAAGGAAAAGTTCGCCCCACGAATCTTGGTGTGGTTCTCGATGAAGTCACAGATGGTGTCGTGACTGTGGGCCGTCAGCGACGATTTCAGTCGATTGACGTGCCGCTTGAACAGCTCAGAGTCTTTGTCAACACTCATACCACCAGGGCCTCATACTCGTTGACGAACTTCTCGGCCACGTCCCGCGGCAATGTCTTCAAATGCTTGATCAGCAAATTCTCAATGGCCTTGAAGCGCTCCGACGTGTGGAACTCCGTCTGCATCTTGATCAACTGTTGTAGCGTACTCGCCACCTGCCCAGCCACCTGCGCCCTCTGGTTCGCCGGCACCTCGTCGTCATGCAACACCTGCTCCTGCAGATGCAACACTTTCCGGTACTGACGCACCAACTCCTTCTCCAAATCAATCGTCGACAGGTTGTCGGCCGGCAGCAGGGTCTCGATGACGTCGCGGATTTCCATCAACTCCGGGTCGGTCATCTCCATCAACTGCTCACGGATGCTTGGCGGCTCTTCAAACCCCGGCGTCAGGGCGTCCTTCATATCAAACTGATCACTTAACATTGAAAGCCCTCTTTCTATCCAGCATCCAAATCAACAGTTCGGCCACTGCCATCTGGTGAGCCACCGGCAGGCCCATCAACGTGTCAAAGTCCACGCCCATCGGCACCAAATCAGAAGTGAAAAGTGACTTCAGGATGAGCGGGTCCGCCCCTCTCAACATGGCCACTTCGTCCAGCGACATCTCGCCCGTCAACACGGCCACCAGCAGGCGCTTCAACGGTTGTTTCTTCACATCGGAGAGCTGCGATGGGTAAGTGACGTACTTTTTGATCAAAAGGTTGGATTTCTTGGCGAAATCTAACCATTTTTCAGCATAACTAGGTAGATTCAGCTCGATTTCATCCACTAATGCTTGGCGATATGTGGTCGGCCAGTGGCTTAAATCGTTCAAACTATGGGGTGTCAGGCGCTCAACGTAGCGAAAAATCGTTCGTGAAGAGACACCCATCTCCTCAGAAATGGCCGCGGCCGAGCTGATTCCTGCGATTACGCGCAGGGCTGCCGTCCTATTTTTGCTCTTTCTTGCTGCAATTGTCGGCTCCGGCTTTGTCTTTTTCAGCGGCCCGGGTGCGTAACCGTACTTTCTTCGGATCCCGTGCAGGGTGTATTTCACAACGCCGAGCAATTTCGCGCCCTCGTCCAGGCTGATTGTTCCTGAATCGAGCAACTCCAGGGTTGTGTGCAGGAGCTCCAACCTCTCATTCCAATGGATCAAGATCAGGCGCAGGGCTTCCGACCTCTGATTGAGCATGGTCGCCGCTTCATCTAGGGTAATTTCCCCTCTTTGAACCTTGAGCAGGGTTGGGATGGTGTCTCGCGGCTTGAGCGAGACCTTTGGCACTGATGAGATGTCGCTACCGGTGAGTGGTAGCAGGTCCACAATCTCCACGTCGTAGAAATTTGCAACCTTCAGGATGTACTCACCGGGGATCCGATTGACTCGAATCCACCGGTAAATGGCATTGTTGGTGAGCCCGACGTGTTTTGCGATCTTTGTCACTGAGGTGATCAACGATCGCACAGAGCTTAGATCTGGTTGCATTTTCGTGTCATGAGTGGGTGGTTATCTTGACACAAAATAGTTCAGTGATTAGTTAGGTGTCAAGGGCTTTCTTCTCCAGCTCTTCGGCAAAAGCGTAGATCAGGCCTTCGAGAATGTCGGAGACTGTTCTCTCACCGCGCTTTGCGTCGAATCTGTCTTTTAGGTCGCGGGTGGTCTGAATAACCAACTTAATCGACTTGCTGTCGTCTATCAGGTCGGCTGGTTGAAGTGTACCTTCAACGTAGCGTGTGATCAGGTAGCGAGCGATAGCTGTACCGCTGCTTCGCTTATCCGACCGGTCAAAGAGCTTGTTGAAGGTCGGCATGTGGCGCTGGTTCAGGGTGGTGCTGATGTTTGCTTTTTCCATTTTTGTTACCTCTTGAGTATTGTTTATAACCTAAATTATATAGTGAAAGTTTCGAGAGGTGGTCGGGATTTTTGAGGGGCCTGGACGGTGCTCGGGCATGCTAACGGCATAAGGTCTGCCCCGTCACGGTCACGGTCACGGTCACGGTCACGGTCACGGTCACGGTCACGGTCACGGTCACGGTCACGGTCACGATGCAGAAAAACAACAAGGGCCGAAGAAAATATCATTTCTTTATTGCGCGCTTCCATTTTGTGGTATAATTTTCCCTGTAGTAGATCAATATTTAATTTTACTTATAAAGGGTTAATTATGAGTCTGTCAGCTAAGGTGGTAACTGCATTAGTCTGGTTTGCCGTTTCTATCCATGTTACGGCCATTGCCCTTGTTCCGTTTGTTCGTTAGTTTTTTTTTCA